GCAGGTTGACGAGATCGGCCCTAGCCTGCGCTACGCCACCGCGCAGGTCAGCCGCATCGACCGACGGCCGCAAGGTCCCGTCTACGGCAATCCCGCCGCGCAGACGCCGACCGTCAACACCGGAGCGGGCGGCTGGAGCCAACAGCCGGCGCAGACACAGCAACCCGCCGCGCCGCCGGCCGATGATCCGTGGGGCGCGCCGGCGGCCGACCAATCGTCATTTGGGGACTTCGGCAAACCGGATCCGGAACCGGAATTCTAAAGGAGGAAGCAATGAAAGCCAGCGAACAACAGGCGCTCATCCCGCAGGAAGCGACACCTGACACGCTCATCGACCTCATCGGCAAGACGCAGCAGGTCACCAAGGCCGCGGCCGTCGTGCTCAAGGCATGCCGCAACGTCATGGACACCAAAAACAAGCAGGAGCACATCGACAAGTGGGGCGGCATCCACGCCATCACCGAAGCCGTGTACGACTGCGCAGACCTCGCTCAGCGCATCCTCGACGCCGGCCTGGCCATGGAGAACATGTGCGCGAAGCCGGCCACGTCACGGCAGATGATCCTCATCGACGACCTGCGCCGCAGTCTCGACATGGACGATGGCGACGTGGAGGCGACCGTCGATCCGGACACCGGCGAGATCGACTGAACCACAGGAAGGAGAAGAAGAGATGTGGTTTATTGTCGACGACCAGATGGCCGACGACAGGCGCATCCGCCGCCTGCCGCTCGCCACCGTGGGCCTGTGGGTCAAGCTGTGCGTCATCCACTCCAAAGGCGTCTCGATGCAGGCCAAGGACCCGGCGGCATACCCCGGCCACTTCGACAAGCTCGACCTCAAGGACGCCGGAGGCACCATGAAACAGCTCCAGCAGCTCATCGACTCCGGGCTTATGGAAGAGCACGATGGCGGATGGCGTCCGGTCTACGCGGAAGGCATCTGCAGGGAGCCGCGAGTGTTGACCGAAGAGCAGCGCGAGGCGCGCAGAAAGGCCGGAAGCAAGGGAGGACGCCGCAAGGCGGCCAACCAGAAAGCCAAGCAGACGTCTGGCGACTTGCCGGAAAACAGCCAAGCAAACGGAGAGCAAAACAGTAGCGAGACAGGTAGCAAACCGTCTAGCAAGTTGCTAGAGGACAGCCAAGCAAAAACATGGCATAAAACCGATACCGATACCGATAATCCCTCTCCGACCCCTCCCGCCGGCAAACCGAAGCAACCCGCCACGCCGGAATCCGGCTTCGACCATTTCGCCGAAGCCTATCCCGGATCCATCGGCGCGAAAGGCCGCAAGACAGAAGCCGAAGCCAGAGCCCTGTACGCGGCCATCGCCGGAAACCCCGTCGAACTCACCCGACTCCAGACCGCGCTCCGCCGCTACAAGCGCGCCGTCAACGACGGCCAAATCCGCAGCGGCCACATCCCACGGCTCAACACATGGCTCCGCGACCAATGGGAAACCTGGGCACCCGAGCCAATCTCGCCGCCGCCAAGCCACAAGCACACCTGGAACTGCGAACACGTCCACCAGCTCATGGATCCACACGAGGACGCATACGACCACACCGGAAGCCTCCGCAACGGCAACCCAAGCGAATGGTGGAAGGCATGCCAGGCGTGCGCAGACGAACTCAACAACCAAGAAACCAGCAAGGAGAAGCAATGAGCAACTACCAGACCAGCGAAATCAAGCTCATCAACACGAGCCTGATCGACCCACACCCCGACAATCCACGAAAAAACATCGGCGACGTGACCGACCTCGCCGCCAGCATCAAGGCCAACGGCCTCCTCACGCCCCTCAGCGTCGTACCCAACGGCGAGCGCTACAGGGTCATCGCCGGCCACCGCAGGCTCGCCGCATGCAAACAGGCCGGAATCGTAGCCGTCCCATGCTTCGTGCTCCAGCTCGGCCCATTGCAGCAGTTGGAGGCCATGGTCACCGAGAACTGCCAGCGCGAACAGCTCACCGTGTTGGAGGAGGCTGACGCCATCCAGGGCATGCTCGACCTCGGAGCCACCACCGCCGCCGTCGCGCACAGGCTCGGCCGAAGCGCCGACTATGTGCGTGACAGAGCGAAAGCGGCGAGCATCAAGGCGGACGTCAGGAAGACACGCGACGACTTCGACCAGCTCACCATCGGCCAACTCATGGCCATCGCACGATACGACGGCCAGCCGGACCGTCAGGAACGCCTCGCGCACGCCGCGGGGACCTCGAACTTCGACTACATCCTCCACAACATCGAAGTGGAAGATCGCCGGAGCCAGTGGTTCGCCGATGTCTCCGCGCTCCTCGCCACCGGCACCACCGGTCTCAACGTCATCGAGGATCCCGGAGAGACCTTCTCGGATTCCGAATGGCATTACTCCGGCGCCATCTTCCCCGCCGCGGGCACTCCGGAAGAAACCATCGAAGAGCTCCGCAAGCAGAATCCAGACGCGGTCTCCGTCCATGAAGCGACGCAGACGATATACCTCTGGGATCGTCGTGATGCGGCCGCCGAAGCCGAAAAGGAAGCCCAGCGAGCCGCCGAACAGGCCGAACGCGACGCCCGACAGCACGTGCTCGAGGAATACGCCGCCACGACGGCTGACAAGCGCATGGCATGGCTCCACGGCCATCTCCATGCCATCAAGCGCGCCAAGCTCATCGAGACCACGGCAAGGCTCGGACTCCTGCAGACAATTGACCCGGACCCGACCGGCTTCACCAAAGACCTACACACCTGGAACGACGCCGCATGCGCCCGGGAACAGTTCGCCGCCATCGCCGGCATCAAACCGGAACAGGCGCTCGCGGAACTCCACACGCACCTCGACTCACCGGACTGGCCGACATACGCGGTCATGATCCTCACCGCCAGAATCGAATGGTTCATCAGCCCAAATGACTGGGACTGGAGTGGCGACGACAACGTCAGCCGCCGCATCCCCGGCTATTACCTGATCCTCCAAGACCTCGGCTATGAGCCATCCGACGACGAGACCGAACACCTCGACCAGCTTGTTGCCGCCATCACGGAAGAAGACGAGGAGGAAGACGAATGACCAAGGAACAGATCAACAGACTCGCCCAACTCATCACCGACACCGCGGAAACCGCGGCGAACATCGAACTCCAGGCGCTCGCCGGCGGCAAGGCCGATAACGGCATCGCCGCGATGGCCTCCGGACTAAGAACGAACTGCACTTCATGTCTGGTGCTGGTCAACGGCCTGATGCAGGAAGGAGCGCGTTGTGAGTGAGTTCGAGGACTCGAAGCGCATCGCTTTGGAACGCCAGGGCTGGCATTGCCTGCGCTGCGGGGCGAACATCCACGATCCGTCACGATGGCCCGGACGAAGCGGCCATCACCGTCAACTGCGTCGCGCGGCGAATCCGGATGTGCGGCATAGTCCCGTCAACATCATCGAGCTGTGCGGCTCGGGGACGACCGGCTGCCATGGGTGGGTCCACCGGCATGTGGCTGAGGCCGAACGGCTTGGACTGATCGTCCCGCTCGGCATAGATCCTCTCTCCACCCCAGTGCGCGACTGGCAGGGGAGATGGCTCTGGCTCAACCAGGACGGCACGGCCACGCCATTGACCATGCGCGAAACATTGACAATTCAAACGGAAGGAATGACAAATGCACGAGAATAACGGCAAACCGGAGGCGCTGCTGTGGATCGACTTTGAGACCACAGGCGTGGACAGGCGCAAAAGCCTGCCATTGGAGATCGGTATGGAATGTACCGACATGCTGGGCGAACAAAAGTTCGGATCATTGTCCCGCATCATCCGCCCGGACAGACTCGACCTCCTGTCCATGAGCCCCGTCGCCTTCTCCATGCACACCGACAACGGCCTGCTGTTCGAACTCATGGGAGGCTCCGTGCGCAATGACAGCATGGTCGTCGTGGCCAACGCCGTGGAGGAATTCCTTGACTCACTCTCCCAGCGCTTCTCCCTCGTCCCCGCGGGGACCAACGTGGACTTCGACCTTGACTTCCTCCGCCGACTCAACCTCAACCCTGACGCGTGGCTCACCTACCGCAAATACGACATGGCCACCATCCGCCGACTCGTCACCGTGCTCGGCGCCCCGGATCCATACCAGGGCGACAGCGGCCCGCACCGGGTGAAATCCTGCATCGCACGCGACATCAAAGACTACAAGGCCATGCTCGAGACACTCGCCGTCAAGACGGGAGACCACAAGTGAGAAAGACCATCAGCCACCTCGCCGACCGGCTCGGAGACGCCATGGCCACGCTGTTCACCCTCCTCGCGCTGCTGCTCATCCCGCACGCCGTCATCAGGGCGATCATCGGACAGGCGCTCCACCAGTGGACACCAATCACGTGGCTCGCCATCCACACCGCACTGACCATCGCGGCGCTCGCCACCAGCCTCGCCAGCTACGCGATCGCCGCACTGCTCGCACCGCCAAGACCGGAGACCTACCAATGACCGAAGACCAGCAAGACCAGCTCGTCATCAGCCTCGACACGCAATACGCCGTCGCGCACGCCATCTACAACCGATTCCACGCCAACGGCCACCGCAAACACCTCACGTGGGAAAACCTCGACGACGACGGCCGCGAACCATGGCGCCTGATAGCCAAGGACGCGATCACCGAGATGCTGGCCAGCCCGGAGATCGGAGGAACGGCATGAGCCACACCGCGATAATCCTCCTGGCGCTCGCCTTCCTGATCGGCTGGATGGGTGGCCGGGAATGAGCATCATCGTCCCATTGCACAAGTGGCGGTCGGCCGATCCGGTCATCCTGATCGGCCGCCGCCGCATCGCCCAAACCGACCAGGACGTCATCATCGACGGACGACTCGAACTCATCCGGCATCCCGACGGCACCGCCAGCCTCCGCTTCAAAGGCATCGGAAACGACATCATCGACCACGATCCGAACACATGTTCCAACAGCATGGGCGCCGGCATACGAAGCCTCGCCATCTACGGAAAGGAATGAAATGCACCACACAGACACCGTCAGAATCGCCACCAACCCACGCAAATGGCGCAGACCTGCGCCCTGCCCGGAATGCCGCAAGTCCCGGCCGCTCATCCTGACCCTCGGCACCATCTACAAACTCCGCACACGCAAACCGGTCAACACCATCTACGGCTGCATCTGCCCCAACTGCCGGCACAAATGCATCCTCCACGTCGACGGCAAAAACCTCAAAAAAGCCATCCGCCTCTGGAACCACCACGCCAGCCACCATCAAAGGAACGAACAATGAGAAACACCATCTGCGCCACACTTACCGCCATCACCCTCACCCTCTGCACCGCGCTCGCAGGATGCGGAAGCGCGTCGGAGCCTTCCACGCCAGCGCATGCGGTCAGGTCCGTCGACTCGCAGTGCTCCGCCGGGGCCGACGTATTCACGGAATGCGTCATCACCCTGACCGACACGAGGCAAGTGGACTGCATCGTCTACTCGACGAACGGCAAGCAGGCCGGCCTGTCCTGCGACTGGAGCCATGTGAGCGGCGCGGACAAGGAGCCGGCAAGATGAGCTACAACGTCGTCACCACGGAAGGCATCAGAACGTTCGAGAACATCGACGATGCCGGCGACTACGCGCAGGCCATGTCCCTGAGGACTGGCGAGCCGGCCAAGGTATTCCATGCCGAGACCGGACTCGTCGCATTCACCGTCCGCCCAACCACGAAGGACACGAAATGAGAATCAATTTCAACAGCAAGGATGCCGTTTTCGCCATCAAAGCCGAAAACGAAGAGGAAAAAGCCCAGCTCAAAACGTCGGCGGCCGCCATCTGCAATCTCATCATCGATTTTTTCGACGGTGAAATCCAAGAAATGAAGGCGGCGAAGGAATGAAACGCATCACACTCAAGGCCACAAAATGAGCAATCGAAGTTATTTGGTGCCAAGGCCGCCAGCGTTCGACCATGAGCATCCCAGACCGAAGGAGGAAGGCGAGGTGCTGTACTGCGGAAATTGCTCAAAATGGTACGTATCATGGTTTCCTCTCACCGAAGTCAAAACCATATGGGGCCGCCGCCCCGAATGGTGGATACGCATCTTCCACCGCAAACCATACGAGACGATCATCCAGCAAATACGAAGGGAAACGAAATGAAAGACAGTGAAGCAGACATCGCCATCGGCGTGCTCAACAAACTCATCGACCAGGAACTCGAAGCCGTCCGCGCCGCGACAAGGGACGGCAATACCCCCTTCGTCGGCTACGCCCAGACCCGACACAACGCCTTCCTCTACGCCAGGGACGAGATCAGGAAGGCGCTCGCCGCAGCCGTGGATGAAAGGGGTGCGGGGAATCCGTTCCTGCCGCAGCGTGACGAGTTGGTCACGCAGGATATGCACACCTGCGATTTGTGCGGCCGGTGGTGTTCAAGTCCCGTCTATTCCATAGGCCTCATCTATGGCGGCCAGGCGAAGACATTCACCGAGGTGTGCGCCGACTGCATGTGGCGGTTGAAGTTCAGCCCGGTCCGGACCATCTCGCTGGATGCCTACCGTCTTTTCGAGCAGTGGCGCCTGTCCCAATCGGAGGCCGACGAATGAAAGACCGGACTCCGCATCTGTGCCGGAACGCTCTCGGCACAGCCATCTGCGCCAGCAATGGCATCGGACCATCCCAGGATGCCGACCGGCGTATAGAGCATTGCGTCATCTGCGGCAGGTGGTGGAAGATCTACGCCGTCTCGCCGTACCTGACCATCTGGGTCGAAGTGCCAGCCTGGATGATCTGGCTGTTCTGGCACAGAATCTGGAAGACCGGTCATAAATCATCCCACGGAAAGGAACCGGAACAATGAGCGAGGAAACACTCGAACCGCCACTGCCGCCGATCGACGCGCGCACCGAAGCCGTCGCCGAACGTCTGTTCGGACTCAAATGGGCGCTCCGCAAGGACTCCACCGAAATCATCCACGAGGAATGGCAGACCGCATCCGAATGGATCCGCGACGGATACGTTCGCCAAGCCATCGAAGTGCTCGCCGCCGCTGACCAAGTGCAACCCGCGAGCGCCGACGGAGGCGATTATGAGGAGCGGATGCGCGTCGAATACCGTGAGTTGACCGCTCGTGCTGGCAGGCTCAGGGGCATGCTGCAGCGGTATGCGGATGGCACGCTCGACTTCGAGCCCGTCTGTCCGATCGGTCTGTTGAGCAGGCAGCTTGACGTCATGGATGAATACGCCGTTCTGCTCCGCCATAGAGCCAAGCTCGAACACGTCGACCTTGAAGAACAGGACTCCGCCACCGAATAAACAAAGAACCCGACCTTCCGGCCGGGCTCTGGCATTACCACAAACCAGACTATCACGCCGGAGGGAATCGAACAAATGTACGAACCAACCAACGAATCCCAACCAACCACCACCAACACCACAACAAACACCAGCCAAACAACACCAGCGCTCGCCGGTGTGTGCCTCGTCTGCGGCGGAGGATGCGCTGTCGGCGACACCATGTGCGCGAGATGCGATGGGCTGCTCCGCGGCTGGCTGCGGGAATATCCAGCATGGTTGGATTCGCTACATGAGTTCCTGGACTCGACCGCGCACTACGGAGGCCGCCAGCCTGGACGCGTCAACCTTCCAGCCGCGCCGACGCCAATCCGATTGCCGGTGCTCGACCACATGCAGGCCATCGAGGATGCCGCAATCGCACTCTGGCGCCGGTTGTACGCTCCGCCCGCCATGCCTTGGGCGACCTATGGCATGCATCCGCCGCTGGTGGACATGCTGCGTGTCTGCGCCGGCAGTCCTCGACTGCGCCGCATGCCTGACATCGCCGACTTCTACCATGAGTGGGAGTCGATGGTTCGAAAGACGCTGGACATCATCGACGTGCCGCCTGCGAAACATGACATCGGAAGATGCCCGAACCCGCTGTGCGGAGTCGAATTGACAGCGGCGGTCGGCGCGGTAAGCGTTGCATGTCCCGTGTGCGGCAACACTTATCGTGTGGTCGACGTGCGATTGGGGTTCCTGCGGGAGTGCATCGAATCGGGCAGGGCGTTCACGGCGGGGGAGTGTGCGGAACTGCTGCGCGAATGCGGGTTCCAGTGCAACACGAACACGATTCGCTCATGGCGTAAGCGCGGCAGGCTCCAACCGGTTGGTGAAAACGTGAAGGGGCAGCCGTTGTACAGGCTTTCCGACGTGCATGGACAGGTCGTGCGACGCGACTCGATTTGACAAAATCGAAAGTGCAACGCACAATTGTCAGTGGATTAGAGGGTTCAAACCGGAAAACGGTTTGAACCCTTTTCATATCCACCGATGGATTCTCCTAACTCCTTGGGTTATATCCCGTCCTGTCCGAACGGCATATCGGACACGCTCCGCCCACTCCCGTCAGAGTGGGCATACCTCAATGTGGCAGGCAAGCCAATCCCGTGCTTCCGTGATGCGGTGATGCTCAAATCCGCCTGCCGGTATGCCTTCGTAGGAATCAGTGGTAGATCGTACCGGCCGCGAGTCTTTATTGGATTCTCTTCCTTGTGGCCGCGTGTGGACGCGGGTTCGAATCCTGCCGAAGGCACCCATGAAACAAATCCGGGGTAGGGGTATTGACAATCCGGGAGGGGTATTCGCAGATGATGGGGAGCCCCTACAAGACACGGGAGTGTCCATATACGGGAGCCCCTATACCGGCATTCCAGCAAGCCAACGGCGAAGATAGTCGTCGGCAAATCCACGGCACCCCGGGGCTCATGCATGTGGGGAGGCCACATGAGCAAGCGGCGCAACGAGCGTGTCAGCAACGGCTGGCGGCGCAGACAGCTCAGGGCAAGAGTGCTGGCCGCATACGACGTGTGCGCCATCTGCGGCAAGCCAGTCGACAAGACATTGAAGACACCACATCCGATGAGCGCCGAAGTAGACGAACTCATACCAGTCTCACGCGGCGGCGATCCATACAGCTTCACTAACTGCAGGCTCACGCACCGCATCTGCAACAGGATGAAGAGCGACAAGACAGACGAACACGCACGAGCGCTGCTGGCCGGCAAGCAGACCATCAAACCAAGCTCGATGCCGTTCAAAACGTTCGGCATCTGACCCGATACCAGGGCAGGGTACCCGGTCATACCCCCTTGGGGTAGCCTCGGGTGCAGTGCCGATATTTCTCTTGAAATTTAAGCGTAACGAATTGTGTTACGCATACGTTGAATGAAAGGCGGAATATGGCCTTTTTCAAAGCGTCAGCATCTGACATAGAACGATTTAATAAATACTTCAGAAGCACTGACCCTAGTAAATGTTGGGAATGGAACGGTGCTCATCACCCAAAGGGATATGGCACATTCCGTCTGGCAAAGACGTCCGTTCCGGCACATCGCTTCGCATATGCATTGACTCATAACATGTTTATCCCAGATGGGATGGTGATTGATCATATCTGTCACAACCGTTCATGCGTTAATCCAGACCATTTGAGAACAGTAACGGTTCAGGAGAATTCCGAATATCGTGTTTCCTGTAATAAGAACAGCAAATCCGGAATCCGTGGTGTCTACTGGCGTAACGATCGAAAAGCATGGCAAGTTGAGGTTATCAAGAATAGGAAGGCATACAAGAGAGGTCCATTCAAGACGCTTGCACGGGCGGAAGCTGCTGCAACAAGATTGCGCGAAGAACTCGGGTTCCTCACTGGTTTTGGAATGAAGGAAACGCAATGATTTGCGAAGTATGCGGTAAGCAATTTAGGCCAAGTGGTAAGGGCAGCCAACAGAAATATTGCTCCGCGAAATGCAGGCAGAAAGACTATCGGCGTCGGAAAAAGAACCGGCCCGCACAGGACCGGAACGGTAAGCCGCCCGTCAAAGCCGTGGAAACGAAACAGAAGCCGGAAAGGGATCTCGACCAGCGGAGCTTCGAGAGGATGATGGACGGCAGCATGCTGGACATGCTGCGCGCCAACCGTGACCGACTGCAGAAGGCCATGGATGACACGTCCACACCGGCAAACGCACTGCCTGCGATCAGCCGCCAGCTCATCGACGTATGCGAACGCATCGAATCACTCCAGGGCGGAGGTCTGACCGACCTGTTGGACGATGAGGAAGACGAGGTGACGGACGATGTCGGAGCGTCGATTGTCTGAAATCGCCAAGGTCCTCCGCCAGCCGGAAGGCATCGTCGGCAGCGAGTTCACGCGAATCAACAAAGCCGCGCGCAAGGCCGGCATCCGTTTCGACTTGTGGCAGCAGGGCTTCTTGTGGCTTCTGTTCGCCAAGAACGCGGAAGGCAAGTATGCGTGTGGCGCGGACGGCGCCGTGCTGTCCAGCTGCAGGCAGATCGGCAAAACCTTCACCGTCGGCACCGCGTTGTTCCTCAAGGCGATACTCACACCGAACCTGAAAGCCATCTGGACCGCCCACCATACGCGCACCAGCGACGAGACATTCGCGGACATGTGCGAGATGGAGCATAATCCAGTGCTCGGCCGGTACGTGGAACGCATCCGCAGAGCAAACGGCCAACAGGAGATCACGTTCACGTCCGGCAGCCGCATCATGTTCGGCGCCCGCGAAAACGGCTTCGGCCGAGGATTGCACAGCGTGGACGTGGCTGTGTTCGATGAAGCGCAGATTCTCACAGTGCGCGCGATGGACAACATGATTCCGGTTTTGAACACGAGTCCTAACCCCCTGGTCGTGTATATGGGCAATCCACCCAAGCCGGGAGACCAGTGCGATGCGTTCACGGAGAAACGCATGCATGCGCTGAACCATGACGGAAACCTCCTCTACGTGGAGCTCGCCGCCGACAAGGACGCGGATCCGGACGACCGCGAACAGTGGGCTAAAGCGAATCCCAGCTATCCGGAACGTACAAGCGAACAGGCAATCATGCGCATGCGCAACAACCTGTCGGACGATTCATTCCGTCGTGAGGCGCTTGGCATATGGGACGAGACCGCCACCGCATACGCCATCAGTCCCGACCTGTGGAAGGCCGCCGAAACCGACGACGTGCCCGACGGCGGCACGGTGAGCTTCGGCATCGACATGCCGCCCGACAGGAGCGTGCTGACCATCGGCGCCGCATTGCGGTACGAGGACGGGTCAGCCGTCATCCAGATGGCGAACATCAAGGACGCGCGGCAGGCTGGCACCATGTGGGCCGTGGACTGGCTCGCCGAACGTTGGCCGAAGACCGCCAGCGTGATCATCGACGCGCAGTCCCCGGCAATGAGCTTGCTGCCCGAACTGAAGGCCGCGCACGTGAAGGTCACCGTGACGAACATGCAGGAGATGGGCCGCGCATGCGGCCGATTCCTCGACATGCTCAAAGCCGGAACGCTCAAGCACCCGCCGGACGAATACCAGCCGCAGCTGGCCGCAGCCGTCAAGGGCGCGACCACGCGTCCATTGGGACAGTCCGGCGCGATCGCATGGAACAAGCTCGGCTCGGATATCGACATAACGCCGCTCGTATCAACCACGATCGCCCTGTACGGGGCGTTCACGACGAAACGACATCCGGGAAGACGACAGGAGGTGATGTTCTGATGGTGTTCTACATGGCCGACGGCACAACGGTAAG